ACCAGAAACTACTATGTCGATGTCACTTCAGCAACAGGCATAGAGTATTCAGGCTATGACGAGAGAGGACTTACTACGATAAGTTTGGTGGAACCATGATCCTTGATATTGGTACAACAACAGTGGCTACAGCAGGAACTGAGCAGAGGCTATCTAACACTACTAACAGGGTTTTATGGCTTAAAGTTAAAGCTCTTGCTGGCAACTCTAATAAGATGTACCTAGGAGTCAGCGATGTAACCAGTTCAAATGGGTACGAGCTGGCTGCTGGGAACGAAATAGAGATTGATTTCAAGACTGCTGGTGGTTCCATAGAGTTTTCAACAGTGTATGTAGATGCAGCCGCAGACGGAGATAAGGCGTGTTGGGCTGTGGTACTGGAGGGATAGGGTGACTACTCAGGACACTATCCCAAGTACATGGCAGGGTAGCGAGGCATCCTATCTGGTGTACCAAACCCTTATAGGGCTGGGTAAAGAGCCGGGTAGAGATTTTAGCTATCAGCCTCGTTCAGGAGGAAGAAGAATTAATATGGGATCAGAGGTGGAGTTTATGTTTACTGATCCACCTAATTTAGCTATGCAGGTAGAGGAAAGCTTCTATGCCCATCATAGTGGGATTGAGACCAGAGGTACAGACGTTATGGCAAAGGCACAACTTGCAGGGCAAGGTATAACACTGGTAAAGTTGGACAACGATAGACTACAACAAGACCCGGACTGGCTGATTGGGGAGGCTCTCCAGTACCGCGATTATAGTCGGGAGTAGATATTATGAGTGTAAATTTTAGAGGATATTTATTTCAAGATGACGGTGATCCGGTAAGCGGAGCAACTGTACAGGTGCTTACGACTGATACAACTTCTGTTGTAGGTACTGCTACTACTACTGACAGTGACGGTGAGTGGGCCTTTTCAGGAGTAGCTGAGGGTAAATATGACATAAAGATTACTAGTGGCACTTCAGTTAGATATATACGGTGGGACGATCAGATATCTCTCAAGGAACTGGACGTTAGAAATACCACAGGTAACACGACCCCTGCCGCTACGTTCACAAACCTAACCAACAATGCCGCTAATGACGTTGCCCATTTCAGAAGTTTGCGAGGCACCGGTGCGGCAAATGATGTTATGTACATCAGATACTACATGGATGATGCAAGTAGTAATGATGAAGAAGTAGCACGTATGACAGTTAAGCTGAATGATGCTACTGCTGGCAGCGGGGACGCAGAAGTAACGTGGGGAGTTCTTAGTGGTAATGGTATAGTAGATGCACTGACTATCTCTTCTTCATCTTCTGCTGCAAAGTCTATAGACTTCAATCAGGACTCAATAACATTTGGTACCGGTACAGCAGCTACAGATATTACGCTGACCTTTGACGCAGAAAGCGCTGACGGCGTTATCACATGGATGGAAGACGAGGACTACTTCCAGTTCTCTGACGATATCCTTATGAGTACGACTGAGAAAATCCAGCTACGTGATGATGCTATATACATATACTCTTCTACAGACGGACAGTTAGACCTAGTAGCTGATACAGAAATACAGATAGCAGCGACCACTATAGATATCAATGGGGCTGTGGCTCTTAACGGAGCAATTACAGGGGCAACAACTATTGATGCAGCCACTGATTTCACGGTTGGTAGCACAGTTATCACGGACGATGTGATTACCTTTACCCCTAGCAGTAGTGATACGGTTACTATGACATCTTCAACTAATGGAGCATTCTCATTAGTAACTGTGGATGCTGCGGCAGCGGCAGCTAATATCCAGATAACGGCTGATGGTACGGTAGATATTGATTCAGCAGGAGTCCTGACATTGGACTCAGGTGCTGCTATCAACATAGAACCTGCATCTGGCTCTGCCATATTACTTGATGGAACTATCAGCGTTGACGCTGGGGTAGTTACTGGAGCAACTTCTATTACATCGACAGCGTTTGTTGGAGATATAACAGGTGATGTAACTGGTACTGCTGACGTTGCCACGGTTGCTACTACCGTAACCATAACGGACAATGAAAGTACTGATGAAGATAACGCCATTGTATTTACCGCAGGTGGTGATGTAGATGGGGGTAACTTAGGGTTAGAATCAGACGGTAACTTAATCTATAACCCATCAACAGGTAGGATAACTGCCACCCAGTTAGCAGGTACGGTTGTAACAGCTACTCAGAATAGCATTACCACTATGACTGGGTTGACTACAACAGGAACTATAGGTACTGGTGTATGGCAAGGAACAGCTATAGCTTCTAGTTATATAGCGGGAGATGCTATTACTGGAGCAAAGATAGCAGATAATGCAATAGACAGCGAACACTATACTGATGGATCAATAGATAACGCTCATATAGCTGACGATGCAATAGACAGCGAGCATTATGCCGCAGGTTCTATAGACACTGCACACATTGCCGATGATCAGGTAACACTAGCTAAGATGGCAGGGCTTGCTCGTGGGAAGATTATATACGGAGACGCCAGTGGTGACCCTGCGGCACTTGCTGTAGGCAGTGCAGATTACGTTCTTACTTCAGACGGTACGGATGTGGCATGGGCTGCTGTTTCTTCTGCGGCAGTAACTGCTGTGGCTAATGGGGCTGACAACAGGGTAGCGACATTCAGTTCATCGACTGCTTTGAACGGTGAAGCTAACCTTACGTTTGATGGAACAACACTAACGGCAAATGCTCTTGTTGTAGATGATGTAGCAATAGACGCCAAAGTTATTACCATGACAGGTAGCAGTAGTGACACTGCTGTATTTACTGCTGGTACTAATGGTACGTTAAGTATCGTAACTACAGACGCAGCGGCAGCAGCAGCTAACATCCAAATCACAGCAGATGGTACTGCTGAGTTGGCTGGCACAACCGTCACACTTGATTCTGCTGGAGATATAGAACTAGAAGCAACAAATGATATTAACATTCCCTCTGATGTAGGATTAACTTTCGGAGATGATGCGGAAAAGATAGAGGGAGATGGAACCGACTTAACCATATCTGGGAACAATATTAAACTTACAGCCACTGCTGATGTAGTCATACCAGCAGATGTCGGTATTACTTTCGGCTCTGGAGAAAAGATAGAAGGGGACAGTACCGATCTAACGATAACGTCAGGTGCTAAGATTAATTTGTCAGCTACATCAGATATACATATTCCAAATGATGTTGGAATTATATTTGGTGGAGATAGTGAAAAGATTGAAGGAGACGGTACGGACCTAACTATATCAGCAAACAACCTAACAGTAGACGCAGCAGCGGATATTACTCTTGATGCTGGTGGTGCTGATCTGATATTTGCTGATGACGGTACTAATTTATTAAAGATTACTAACAGCTCTAGTGATGTGGTATTCCAACCGCAGGTTAACGCCAAGGATATTAAGTTTAATCAGTACGATGGCAACCTACTACTAGACATAAATGATGGCGGTTGGGTTGGTGTACATAATGCAGCAGCCGGACCGGGAGAACTTAGGATATATGAAGACACCGATCTAGGCAGCCACTACACAGGCTTTAAGGCTGGCAATGCCACAGCAAGCGTCAGTTATGTACTGCCGCTGGCTGATGGCTCGGCAGATCAGGTTCTTTCGACTAATGGTTCAGGCACACTTGCTTGGGCTTCAGCAGGAAGTGGCGCAACTCAAGTACAGGCATACGTTTATGCCATGAGTGTTGGAACATAGAAAAGGAGTAATTATGGCTACAGGTGACGTAACTATTTGGACAGGAACTGTCACATCAGCAAACGTATCTTTTCAACCGTCGGCAGGAGTTCAGATGACATTGAAATGCTGTTCTGGTACTTATCTCTCTGGTTCAAATTATATAATTCTTGAGAATCAAGACAACTATCATATCAGGGGTGATAACAGCTCCTCTCCCGTGGCGAATTCATTGAATTCTGGTTCTGGGCCTTGGGGTACAGGGGATCAGGTCGAGTGGTTCTCAAATCAGCTAATGACAAACGCCAAATATGTTGTCATAGATGGTGTTGGTTCATCAGCTAAAGCGTATTATGCAGCAGGAATTCAAACAGACGCATAGGAGCAATTAAAATGGCACAAGGTGACTATACAGTAAATTCATATTATTTAACTACAGGCGATGCTACATTTCAGCCGTCCGCAGGGGTCGATATGGTTATTAAAACCTGTACTGCTGAATATCAATCTACTTCAAACTATATAAATTTAAAAACTAGTGGAGATGACGATCTAGGATACCTAACTGGAGCAAGTGGAGCCTTGAGGGTAGGGGATTGGCTCATGGGAACATTATATTTCAACTGCACAATCTTTATCGACAATAGTTCTTACTTGAAAATGTCTGGAACTGGGTCAGGAAATAAAGGGTATGCAGTCGGATACATACAGATCAGCGAGTAACAGAAAAGAGGAAATATGTCATATACAGATAACACATCACCAACGCTAGATGATTTGAAGGCTATAGAAACGGACTGGAATACGTTCATAGATAACTTCTATGCAACTGCGGATGCTAGATATTCAGATATCAAATTCTCAGATGTATCCATTCAAGGATCAAATGTTTTGATCTATCAGAATAATGGTGTACCTAAGCTACATGCTACGACCAATGAACCTCTATTTACGGCTATGAACAAAACAACTCTTGCACCTATAGAACTGCCGAGAGATGCCTTAAATGCCTTGAGGATGATAAGTCATAAGAGAGATATAACTGACGCTAAGATCGAAGGTGGCGTACGCATGTCTATAGATAAATTCGGATGTTTGTGTGGTATGGCTCTTTTTGATTATCACATTGCAGACGTTGGTGATAACCCTGGCATGACAACCCTACTGGCAGCCAATAAAGTCACCATCCGAAAATACTCAGCAGATCATGTCTGGGAAAATGAACATACCTATTTTGGTTGGGAAGTCCGAGACGTATTAGTTACTGAGTAACCAATGGATAAAGACATAGAGCGAGTATCGACAAACGTGTCGATGTTCGTGGTTCCAGTACTAAAGAGAATTGAAGCGAGGCAGATGCTGATGATGAGGTGGCAAATTGCGACTAGTATCGCAACCATGCTACTATTGTTTTTAATCTTGGTGATTAAATGAATGAACAGGCAGATGCGGGAAAGAAATTTATTAAGGCACTAAGCAGGGCCAAGCAAGCTAAGTCTATGGGTACTGCTATAAAAACGGCAGCTATCACAACAGGAGTTGCACTGACCTTGTACCTGGTGCTTCAAAGATGGAGGCTACGTAATGAGTAGAATAAAAGCGTTCTTCAGGAAGGCTATTAGGTCAATCATCTCTATACTTACGTGGCCGTTCAGGATGACGTGGCGTGGCATGAAGGCAGTAGGCCGATTCTTTAAGCGGTGCGGCATAGCCATCTATAGATCGCCAGTAGCAGCCTACCGAAAGGTGATTTACTACAGAGACAAGTTACTCAAGACCGTTAATTATCTTCAGGAAGAATCTGCAAAGTGGCGAACTGCATTTACTATTCTCAAGATGCCTTATTCATTCCTTAGAATGCTAGGATTCAGCCCTCAGATGGCGGTGTCTTTTCTCGTAGCAGGTTCTGCCGTTGGTGGTGGAGTCGTAGTCAATGAAACCATACTTGCAGAGAAGTCATTTTCAAACCGTGATCCAGGCGTATACGCTGCATCTGTAATAGGGCAAAATGCTCCTTTAGATATACCTACTGAGATAGTTGAAGGTTCAAACACTTTGAGGATTGATCTGGGTACTACACCTGTCAGGGAAATTACTATAGAAAATGTGTCAGTCGGCACGGTTTTTACAGGGTCTGCATTACCTGCTAACGAGCAAAATGTTGTGCAGGTTTCAGGCAATACTGTACAAGGTGGCACAAATACTAGGCTAGAGATCGGGCATCTTATTTTTCAAAATTCTCGTTGTAAGAAATTAGAACTGACAGACATACAGGCACACACCGTAGTGGTTCGTGGAAATGCTAGTGATGGACAGTCAATATCTGTATCTCCAGGTACTTCCAGAATGAGAGCCATAGGTGGGGGACACCAGCAAGCTGATGCGATGGTCACAAACGGTGGTACTTATGACCGTATCTGGATTCAAGCTCCATCATCTGGGGTCAATGGGAAAATAGGTACGTTAAAATTATCAAACCTGTACACCAAGGGCGGCAACTGTGTACTATCTAAGATGAACGTAGGCACAATGGAAATCTTGCTCAACGAGGTAGGTATGGGGGATGGGTTCAGTACTAAGGAGTTCACCATAGCTACCACAGTAACAGGAGCGAACATAACTATAGAGGACAACGTAGAAGTAACTATAGCAGAACCCCCTACAAACTAACCAGTATAAGTTTAGGAAACACCTAAACATTACTAGTACAAAGATAGAGAGGTACATATGCTTTTTACAAAGATACGACCGCAGATCGCATTGGCGATTTTAATGGCAACAGTCTTCAGCCTGTTTGCTTTATGGATCGGGTGGAAGATGGGTGCAGTTGAAGTAATCACTGCAATAGTTGGGGGCCTGTTCGGCTTCCTTGGCGGTGTTAGCTTCAAAGTCCTAGAGGGAGACGGCTAGTCTAGAGGGAGAAACCAATGGGTATATTTAGTAAGTTACTATCAGTATTTCAGAAGAGTGTAGAAGGATATTGCGTTGGCTGTAGGTCTAACCAGCAGCTCACCGATATCCAGTACATGCCACTAAAGAGCGGAAGTAAGTCTCATAGACGCAGGTCTGCTATCTGCAAGGTGTGCGGATCAAAAACTTCATCTTACGTGCCAGCATAATGTACGAATACGAAATAGAAATCACCAGGGTTATAGATGGGGACACAGTGGATGCTAACCTTCTGCTGGGCTTTGACGTTATACTCTATAAGAAACGCATCAGGCTTTACGGCATTGATACTGAGGAGTCCAGGACACGAGACAAAGTTGAGAAGGTGTTCGGCAAGTTAGCAAAGAAGTACCTTGAAGAGCAAGCCCCTGTAGGTTCTAGGGTTAGACTCAAATCCCACGATAAAGGAAAGTTTGGGCGTATCCTCGGCTCACTCTACAACGATGACAGCAGTGTTAGCATCAATGATAAGATGTGCATGGACCATTTTGCAGTTCCTTACCAGGGACAATCAAAAGAAGAGATCAAGGCAGAGCATCTAGCCAACCGCAAACGATTGATTGATGCGGGGAAAGTTCCACCAACGCATATTGAAGAGTACGGAATTAAAATCCCCCTAAAAAACTAGCTCTGATGTCACCAACCAGAATCACAATAACATACGAGGGAGTTCCGCCACTAAGTCTACGCAAGAACAAAGGGAACGAGAGCCACTGGCGTTACAGGCAGAGAGACACCAAACAGATGAGAGAGAATGCCTATATGCTCATCCTGGAGTCATTAAACGGTAGTCAGGCTCACTTTGATAAGTTCAACGTAAGCATAACGCAGTACTGGTGTGGCAAGCCATTGGATGCAGAGGCACTGGCGAGTGGTACTGGGCCAATGTTGGATGCTTTTCAGGACACTGGGATAATAGATGATGATTCGCCTAATGGGTATCTTGAGGAGTATCAGCTATCCTGGGAAAGAGTTCCCAAGATGACAGACAGAAAGATAGTTATGAGTGTTTACGGTGTGGATAAAATGCTAATTTAATTAGAAGCTAAGGGGGGTTAGCAATGAAAAATACAGAACCTAGATATGAAACAGAGGAAGACAGAAAAAGACAGACGAGGGCATTAGAGACATTTGCGAGGCACAAAAACTGGGAACTGGAAGAGACATCTTCAAGAGAGAAGTCTGCGCTGGACGCTGTGTTGTGGTTGGATGGAGTTCCAGTAGCGTATGCCGAGAACAAAGGGCATAAGGGATATTTTGACGCATCTACTCGCTTTATATTGTCTGTTAAAAAATTTCACTACATGACAGAGGCCAGACTACTTGGGCTGGAGATAAGGTCAGAGAACAGGACACTACCCCCTCTGCCTGTCTATCTTATTTATGCGGTTGAACGTAAAAATATGATTGCGTTTACTGAAATAGGAGAAATAGAGGGTCACTGTAAGTGGGAACAAGACCGTAGGAATCGACCAGGCAACACTCGTGATCGGGAGCCTTTGGTATTTATCGGGCAGCACAGCCTAGAAAAAGTACCGTATCATGATGTTAAGGAACAGTCCCCACCAATGCTACAGAAGGCTCTTTTCTAGGCTTGTCTGGCACATGACCTACATATAACTGGAGAGTCATCGTCACATCCGCCCAGGATCGGACACTTACCGTTGTGTTTTTCATGGATACGCAGTTCACGGTCAAGCATGTCCCATGTATCTATGTTCTGAAGGAGTTTTTCTGCTGACTCTTTTCCTTCCATGACACTTTGGTGTTGCTTTACCAGTGACGGCTGTTTGCGTAGCCTTTCTATGCAATTGGAATACAGGTAGTCGCTATGGTTGAGGAAAGATAAAAGCAGGGGCTTATAAAATTTTACGTAGTTTTCCTTTTTCTTGTCCTTTACCTTGCTGAGTACCAGTCCTGCTCCGTTAGAGCGTATGTCCCCACCGTCTTCCCTTATGCCAAGTATTATCTTGGTTGCGTGTTGTCTTTCCTGGTCGCTTATAATATTTTTCTTATTCATATTATAAATTCATCCTCACCTAAAGCCTCAAGTGGTATTTGTGTGGTGTATAGTCCGTTGCTGTCCTCGGCTATTTTATTATTTTTTACAAGCCTACTCATTGCGGTAGATATATTTCTTTTTAGCTTGGAATCTTCAATGGGTAGTTCTTTATATTGTGCAACCATTTCAATAATTTTTATGCGGTCAATGGGCTGGTTCCTCTGTACTATTTTTTCAATCATGACACCGTAAGACAGTCCTGACGATACAACGTCAGAGTCTATTGGGTCTTGTGCTGTTATCATAACGGCCTTGTCTTCAAACTCTATGCGGAAGGCTCGTGGGGCTTGCTTGGCAATGTCGTTAAACTTTCTGTGCCATAACCCAACCTCAAGTTTTCCTTTGTCTTCTTCATCGCTCTTTGTGATCTCCCAAATGTTGCGTCCAGAGTTGAAAATATACGCTGAACCAAAGAGTCCCCCTTCTTTGTTAACATGCGTTAGGGTCAAGCTACTGACTTGCAGTTCTGCCAGTGAATTGAAGTAGGCTCCTACGGCCTTTTCATCCCTGAGTTCTCCCATCGTAGCAAAGGATAGTGAGTCACAGATAACAAATGTAATTTTATTCCTGTCAACCATGTCCTTAATGGTGTCAATTTCTGCGGCAAGGGACTGGGTACATCTTCTGTACATTATGTCGCTTTTACCTGGAATCCCAAGACCTTCCTCAACGTCCCTTACTCTTGAGGAAATCTCGGTGGGATAAGTTTCCCAGTCCAGGTATAAAACACGTTGCTTTTCCTGTGTGACTGAAAGGCCGTGGCTTGTATCGACATGGCCTGTGTCAAGTAGCACGGCAAGAAGACATGCAAGATATGATTTTCCTGATCCACCAGGGCCAAAGATAATGTTCGCCCTGTTTTCAAGTACAAGCGGTTCCACTAGCCACTGAGTCTCGCTCTCAGGCTTAACATTAGATAGGTGAACCATCGGCTGACCCTTGCGGTGAGCGTCAATCACCCTACCTGCAAGTTCTTCTATATAAATTTCCCAGTCAATGCCCCAGTTTACTTTCGGCATTCTCTTTTCTAGTTTCTTAGAGTACGAGTCCATGCCCGAAACACTTGTGAGCATTGGGTTAGACCTGTGCATACGGTTACCATCTACGGCCACGTCTACCTCTCCCTGGATGCGATCCGTACCTGACTGAAGAACCCTAACCCTTGCCTCGATTGTGTGTGAGTTAAAATCAATTCTATAGGTATAGACAGACCCAACCTTGATGAACACGGCATCTTCAAAGCTCATCGACTTATCTTCTATGCCATATTCACTGGCAAGTTTACTGGCAACATCTTCCATCATTAGTAGACCCCCTTCTCTCTCAGTGCTTGTGCTAGTCCGAGTATATTTCCGCCTCTTTTACAGGCTCCGTGACAATACCATACGCCCTCGCTTTTTACCACGAAAGACGGTGTTCTATCATTATGTAGCGGACACTTCCCCCAGAATGCACCGCTCTTTTGTAGCAGCTCTGTAAACCTGGATGCAAACCCCACGATATCAATTTCCTTTAAGTGCGTTGCATCGCTATATGGATTACCTCTGGGCAAGGGTTGAGGTACTGGTTTTACTATCACAGAATAACCAAGCGAGGCACAAAGCCAGTCAGCGTATGCCCTTGCAACGTCCACATAAGGCAGTAGAGGGCCTTTCGATGCGAGATCAGTACCAAACGCCAGAGGAGTGTATCCTCGTGGCTTATCTGTGGGGATTGAGGGGTAAGACCTAAGTGCTTGTCCGTACCCTTTGATCTCACAAACCAGGTCACCATCTGATTGTCTGATGAGGTTGATTTGTCCTTCAAGTCTATCGGCTGTACGCATAAAGATGTGCCATGAGTCCAGCCTGGTTCCCTGTTCCATGTATAGGAACCCACCAGGGAAGGCTTTTATTATATCAGGGCCATGGTCTATATCAACCCCGATCACGTATCCGCCATCTGGGTGGGGAGTTCCTAGCAGTATTGCCAGTCCGTTTTGAGGGGTAAAGTCATGTACCGTTGTGTCTGGTGGATCGTCCGCCAGATCACGAATAATTGTACCCCTCTTGTAGCGTCCTTCTGCCAGTGGCATTGGATGCAGTCCGCTTTTGTTAAGTAGGTCTAGGTGTGTAGCCATTATTTTTGTTTCCTTGTGTTGATAGACAGTTTATAGTCATGTCTAGGACTTTGCTTCTCCCTCTTTTATCTTTGGAGTTGTGTTAATGCAGAGGTAATACTTTTAATTGCGCTGTTTTGTTCTCTGATTGCTGATATCAATTCTGCCAGAAGAATTGCTTGAAGATCGTCATGATCATTAAAGGATGCAGTCCCCTTTTGGTTATACAGGTCAAGTATTGCTTCTGAAAGCGTGGGTTTATCTGATTTTGTATTTCTCATTAGTGTTATGCCTTTTTGGGTTTAACTTCCTCAATATTTAAGATGTCATACTGTCCCCAACCCTGGGATCGTTCTTGTCCAAGGCCATGAGTGCCACCATATTCCAGTATGGCCTCAAGGTGTTTGAGTTCAATGATTCCATCTTCCAGTATCTTTAGTCCAAAGGTGAATCTTGGATTGTCCACGTAGTCCACATATTTAATAGAACTGCGTGGCCCTCTGGCGGTCATTACCTGGATGAATCGTTCCTGCATTCCGTGTGGTTCGGTGATTCGTTCACCGTTATTATCGTAAAGCAGAATCTTATCAAAGGGTGTGCGGTCTATATAGACTCGTTGCACAAACTTTGAACGGAAGTTCTTTGTGCCTTTGATTCCATCCATTTCTTTGATGGCTAGTGCGCAGTCTTTCATGTGACCACGGATGCACCTGCCTTCATAGTAGATGCCACCGTCATCTCTTAGGAATCCTGCCCATCCTGGTAGCCATCCATCTTCTGGTTCCTCTTGGTCTTTGTTTCGTTTTTCGGCAATGGATGATGCTACATCGCCCATGTTTTCAGCGTTCCATGCAGCCCCATCTGGCTTTTTGTTTGGCATACGGTGTTCGAGCATAGCAGAAATTTCTTTTTCTGTATGAGGTATGCTTGCCGCAAACGGCCCATTAACCTGTAAACTAACTGTATAAAGTTTCCACATAATATCTTTCTCCCTCTTTCTTTCACTAGTTTTTCGACACGATTTCAAACCTCGGCATCAAGTCACTCCACCCCATGCCATTGCTCGGCATCAAAACAAAACACGCCCTGCATTTCATATCTCGGCATCAATACATTACAAGTCAAACCATCTCTCGGCATCATTTCACGGCAAGCCACCGCACCACTCGGCATCACCACAAAACAATCCATCCCATCCCATTTCAATTCTCGGAATCAAGCCAAGCCAGCTCAGGCCACCCCTCGGCATCAAAACACCTCAGCTAACAGCATTCCTCGGCATCATCACATTTCAAAACACTCCACTCCTCGACATCAGTTCACTGCGTTGCAACTCTCGGCTTCAATGCAAGTCAAAACACTCCAATCCTCGGCATCAATCCATCCCACTCCATTGCTCGGCATCACTACATCACAAGTCAATTCAAACCATCTCTCGGCATCACTACATGCCACCCCATTCCTCGGCATCAGTTCAAGGCAAAACGGCACACAACATTACTCGTCTGCGTCTTTAGATAACCGTTTCATCCTCGTCTTCTTGTGTTGGTGCAGATGGTGGTGTTAGCAGTTGGTATAGCTTATCGGTATTTGCCAGGAACTCTTTTGAATGAATATCAATTCCTTTTTCTGTGGCCATGATTGCCATTTCAACAGCACCATACCTTCTGATATTTTTCTGTCTCCAGTCATCATCCTCGGATGTTCCAACTGGTGGAAGTTTCTCATCAGGTGCAACTGCACGAGCATTAAGCACGTTCTTGTTCTTGTACTGAGTGTTATCTTCCTCGTATTCAACTTCCCATAATGTTCTTTCGTTTTCAGCAAGGTCTTTCTGAGATATCAGTGCCTCGCAAAACGCCTCGACATCACTTTTCTTTGCACTCATCCAGACTGTACCTTGTGACCTGGATTTAAGTGATACTCTAACGAGCCAGTAGATATCTGGTTCAGTTTTTGAGTACTTCAGTTCTATGTCTTCAGCTCTGCCAATAAGTTTTGGCATACTCTCCCCCCTTTCTCTCTAGCTTATCTAAGAACTTACTAGTTGCTGACATTTGTCACCTCATCAAGCCCAAACTTACGCTTGACGTAGTTCTCCACATCCACCTTGAGGATTCGTGCAGAACCGTCATCAGCTCCAATACGGCGTGAGGTGAATATCCCACGATTGACCATCCTATGGACGGATGATTTATGGATGCTGAGCATTTCCGCAACTTCATCAATGCTTACCAAATCAGCTATTTCGCTCATAAAAAAGAGACCCCCTTTCTTAGGTTAATTTACTAAAATCAATTTCATATCCAAGTCTACTTAGGTCTTCAAGTGTAAAGAACAATGTTCTTCCCAGCTTGGTTCCAATGCGATCCTCATCGCTCCTACCTGACTCACGAAACACACGAGCCAGTGACTGAGGATGAAGCCCTATCAGCGGTGATGCGACTTCGGCCCTCAAGTACTGAGTTGATCCAACCTTGAATCCCTCTTTTGTAAGCACCACTTTTTCAGTGGCCTTTGTCAATTCCGCCTTTTCAGCAGTAACAGTCATTTGCTACCCCCTTTCCATATAAATTTTGTTGTTTGATAAAACTATTCTACACCAGGTGTGTCATCTAGTGCAACTTTAGTCTTCCTTTTTTTATGTACGTCCAGTTCTACCTCGCTCCACCCTAGCACTTCAACTTCCGAGTTAGTGCCTGTGATTTCGGGTAGCATGTAATCCAACGCAGAATGATGGAACAAGCCGTTACCGTAATCTGGAATAGACACATCCAGTGTGACTCTAAATAAACGGTAAACGTTTTTAGGTGAGCGCACGTAATCAACGGCTAGGTCTACTGCTTGTACGGTTGGTTCTTCTTTCCCTGGTTTAGTCATTTCTTTTCCCCCTCTTTCTTTATAATATTATTGCTATTGATTACATATATATATATATATATATATGTAATCATCTTAGCCTATAGTATTTAGTCTTCTGCTCTTTCCCACTCCATTTCGGGTAGTGGTTGTGTCCATCCGCAATCCTGGATAAACTTTTTTTCCTCGGCATCTCCGAACCAGTCAGCTTCTGATCTGATAACCTCTGCCATGTGCTGAACCAGGTCGAACACACCCTTATCTATCCCTGCAACATGTTGGTTCCAGTCATCATCGTCTTCCGATATGCCGTATTGATCAGTAAGCAGGGTGCTGTGATTGAATACAAAACTTATCTTATCCACCTCTTCTTGCTTAAACATAAGCTACCCCCTTTAGCCTCTATATTTATTATCTCGACAATCTATACAGGCGATCTTTTCCCCTTCAACGTCCCACTTATGTAGGGGTTCTCCGCACACTATGCACTTGGACTGGGCGATCCTTTCCTCTGCTTTATTCCTCACCCACTTGGCGGTTATTTCATGTATTAAATTTTGTGCTGTTGCTTTGCCTTTTAAGTGTGCCATCAATTCACCACCTCGCTTTCTACCATCTTTTCCCATAGCTTGGGCAAGTGTTCGCTGTTAATCATCAGCGGATGCCCTTCCCCTTTGTATTCCCAAGTCCAATCAACACCAAGATGTTTGGACAAAAGGAGTTCCAAGTCCTCAAAAAGGTCTGTTTCTATTCCTGAGCCACATACCAAGCAGGACTTCCTCAGAAACGGTGACTCACAATCGCATGGCTCACAGTACGCCCATGTATCGTGGTCAATAACTCCCTCATTAACTGCATCGTAGACTTTAGATTGTCCCCAATTATCCTCGTGTTCATCGTGCTGTGACGTGGCAATGTCTTCGAGTTTGGATCGCTCGTCAATCCTTATAAGTCTTTCCAATCCCTTTACAACACGTTCATTTTCTGGCGTCATCTTTGGCATGCTTACCTCTCTTTCCTGAATGTTTATATACCCCATTGTGATGCCATAGCTGATGCAATCCCTTGAAGGGTCCTCGATCTATCTTTCCAACGATCCTCAGAGGGAGCCATCAGCCACACTTTTTGCTCCCTTCCATCAACTATGTTGGTTGGCTTTAGCAATGGCAGATTCTTAAGCCATAACCCTGTCTTCTTAGTCTCGCCATGTCCATGTTGCCAGGGCTGTATATATTGATCTGGTTTTCTGATGTGTGAACTGATGATGGACACAGGATTTTCAATTGCAATTTTTTCTATTGGTGCATCCATTAAATCCTGCACGAATTGCAACGCTTTTTGCTGTCTTCCATCGGCTCGTTTTTCAGCAAACCATTTCGCACCTGATACAGCTAAATCTGTACATGGCGGATGTGCTATCATCAGATCGAAATGCTCACTCTTAATCACGTCTAGCACGTCCCCGATGATATGCCTTCCTTCAGTCTCAGATGGCAGTAGATCAACGCTTGTTGCATTGTGTCCAAGCTTTTCAAATGCATCTCGCACACGCCCAGAATATTCACAAGCTATCAATACTTTCATGGTTAACCTCGCTTTCTTTTGGCTTCCAATCTTCGCCTGTTTCCAGGTAGATTTCCATTCTTTGTGCCGTTTCTATCAGTCTTTGGTACATCTTTTCTGGGTTAGCAAAAACAGGAACCAAAGGAACCAACAGGTCTGTTGCACATTTCAAACTAATTTCTCTACGTCTTTTCTCTTGCAAAATATTATCCATGTTATTTCTCCTCTCTTTCTTTACTCATGCCATATGTAGGAATTGGGATCAGGAAACCGCTCTGCTAGTTTGGTGTAAGAATTATCACTTCAGCGTCCTGAATGTGGTTCTCCTAGCGGTACTGTTGCCTTTACCTAGCGATTCTATCCTCTAGGTGGTCATTCTATTGGGTTTGTACATATCCCTTCAGCCAGCAGAGCATACACCCTACGATCAGAACTAATCCCAACCCCTACATATGACACGAACTATTAACACTTTCAATTTTCCACCTCGCTTTAAGCTATGCGTTCTATTGGTAGATCGTGACCGCTTTCTTGCAGTACGTCACCGATCTTTGGCTCTGATACAATCCATTTCCTAATGTGATCTTCTGTATCATTTTGTAAATCAAGAGTCGGAACAACTAGGATTGCAATCAATCCGCCTACTGTTACAACGTAGCTATAGTCTTTCCCATCATGAATTTTATATCTATGCATCACTTCACCGCCTCTCGTAATAACCAACTCCACATTTGCCCTGATTTAATTAGCTCGCATCCACCTTCACATTGAATAATAACCATGTTATTCACCTTCCTTTTCTATTCATCTACTTCTGGATCGTCATCACTCCCAATCCAATGGATTGCAAGATCGGATGAAGTGATCTCTAGGCAATAGTCCGATGCCTTCAAATTGCCCCTATCTACATCAGCTATCATAGTCCCACCCATGTGTGCAATTAGTTTTCCCGCCTCAGATTCGGATGTTGCCTTTACCTCAACTTCCATGTTTATAGAGGCTTCTACCGTATATGTATAAGTCATCAGGCTATTCACCTTCCTTTGGTTTTAATACTTCTTTCAAGACTGCTCCTCTACCGTATTGTGTTACTATGTAGATAGCATTATCTGTTAGAGTCTTACTCCCACTCAGGTAAGTAATGACATGAGCGTCAGCAGATACTGGATACTTCAACTCATTGCCGTAGTTATTCCTGGTGTAGTAAGTTACGTTTAATGGTTGTAGATTTTCCATCAGTTCTCACCTCGCTTTATAAATTTCTTTTCTGCGTCTGCTAGTTCTAGCGTTTTCTCTTTCGGTGCATGTTTGCGTGAGCCTTCGAGCCAGTCGACTCCACATTTCCAACATGCATCCCACAATGTGACGACCGTTGATAGTCTTCCATCGCATTCACATTTGCATTCACATGTTTCCATTAGTTCACCTCACCCCACTTTAAAAGTTTTATTTTCTTTTTCGGCACATGTGTTCGTGAGTCCT